GTTCTGATGTTGAACTTACTGATACTTCTGAATCCTTTGGTCTTCCTGCTACTGCTGACCTTATGTTTGCCCTTATTAGCACAGAAGAACTTGAAGGTCTCGGGCAAATTCTGGTCAAACAACTTAAAAACCGATATAATGATTTAACAATATATAAAAGATTTGTTGTTGGTATTGATAGAAGTAAGATGAGACTCTATGATGTAGAGCAAGATGCTCAAAATGATATACTTGACTCTGGTAAAGAAAAGGAGTATGATAATGAAGAAAAGAAACCTAAAAAATCATTTGAGGGATTTAAGTTTTGATTTATTATTCAGTATTTGATAGAGACGGTAAAAAAATCGTTGATTGTAATAATATTAAAGATGCGATAATGCTTGTTGAATTTGATAACACCAGAACATATCGTCAAATGAAACATATAAATCCACAGACTGTTAATGTTCCTTACATTAAGTTACCAGATGATTTAAGACTTTCTGAACAAAAAATTCTAACCCAATGTGAACTAGAACCTTTTATTGTATGACTATTTCAATTAAAAAAGAAAACCTCTCTGATGGAAGCACTGAGTATACTATGACTGAAAATAATATTATAGATACGAAAAAATATATTGAGTTTGTTCGTGAAACTACAAGCCCTGCGAGTAGTGATTTCGCAGCACTTGTTTCTCGTCTTACAGAACTTGAAATAACTCACGATGCTGATGTTTCACGTCTTATGACTGCTGCATTTGGTGTAAGTGCCGAGGCAGGAGAACTTGCTGAAATCATTAAAAAAATATTCTTGCAAGGAAAACCATATAATGAAGAAAATATTATTCATATGAAAAAAGAGGCAGGAGATATTCTCTGGTATATGTCTCAACTTTGTATTGCTCTTGATACTACCTTTGAGGAACTAATGGAAATCAACTACCAAAAACTATCGGCAAGGTATCCAGAAGGAACTTTCTCTGTTTATAAATCCGAAAATCGTGTAGAAGGGGATTTATAAAGATGAAATTAAAAGAGAACTGAGAGATGAAAGGTAAGTTATAAATATTTTAAATAGTGTTTGGATATTATGGCAGAATTGTCCAAAGCAGATTTAGATAAAAGGGGTAATGATGAAATTATTATTAATAAATTTTTTAATCAAAAAAATTTAATTGATATTTTTCTTCACAAAGATGGCCAATTTAAACCTAATGCAATTGTATTTGTTGAAGACGGTGATCAAATAGATTCATTTGAAATTAACGAAAATAATAGATTTGATGAAGCACTTGCTAGAGTTAAAAGATACTCAGATCGTAAAAAAAATACTGATAAAATTTTATTTACTGGAAAATTTTTAAATACTAATCAAATTAAAACAATCTCACTTACAGAACTAATAAAAACTGAAGAATTTGGTGGTCAAACTGGTGGTAAAAAAATTAATCTTGGAATTGATTTTGAAAATAAATTTTATGAAAGTCTTATGTGCGAATTATCTTGTTCGAATAAAAATACTGAGTATTCAAGTGAAGTTAAGAAATTAATTAAAGAAATAGGAAATGAAAAAAAAATCGCACTTTCTAATGTTGAAGCAGTTGGTGGAAAAAATCAACCTAGACCATTATCTGGAGGTACAGGAGGAATATATGTAACTGCTGGAGGATCTAAAACAAAAAATATTGGAAGTACTGTTACTGATATTACAACTTATTGGGGATCTAAAAAAGAACCAATTTACTTATCTTTAAAATATGGAAGCACTTTAACATTTATAAATTCTGGAGTGGGAAAAATATTTACTCCTGATGACTATAAAAAATCTTTTGATGGATATACAAATCCAATAGGAAAAAAAATATTTGAAATTTTTGCAATTGATCCAATTTTATTTGCAAAAACATTTAATCAATATCCTCATAAAATTTCACTCCCTACCGTAGATGTAACAAATAAATGTGATAAAGGATCAATTCAGGATCTGTTAGAATATGCAATAGGGTACGGATATTGGATGGTTCATGGTGGAACAAGTGGTGGAGTAAAAATTTATGAAATAGACAACACTTATATGAAATCAGCATCTTCTATTACTGGATCTATTAAAATAATGTATGGTGGATCTCAAGGTAAAGGTAAAAGAATAGATATACATATGGAAAGTTCAAAATATAAATTTATGTGGAACTTAAGAAATAAACAATCTGGAGTATATCCTTCACATATAATGTGTGATTATAAGAAGAAATAAATAAAGGTATACCAAAACACAATATGAAAAAATTTTTCCAATTTCTATCTGAGGCATCAGAATCTCAAGCAGCAATGCAAGCAAAGAAACTTGGATATACTGGAGATGGTCATGGTGGATGGGTTGACCGCACTGGAAAAGTAGTAGCAAGAACTGAAAACGGAAAACTTAAAATTATTGGTAAAAAAACTCCAAAGGGTGCTGAAGAACCAGCAGATGAAAAGAAACCAGCAGCAGCACCTCAAGCACAAGATACTTCAAAGGTACAAGCACAACCTGCTCCACAACCCTCAGGAGCACCACAGCAGGAACCAGAGGAGCAACCAGATGAGGAAGGACCTACATTAACAATTGCCTTTGGTCGTTTTAATCCACCAACAATCGGCCACGAAAAACTTTTAAGTGCCGCAAAAAGAGCATCAGTAGGTGGAGACCTTAAGATTTATCCATCAAGAACACAAGACCCCAAGAAAAATCCACTTGACCCTGATATGAAAATATCTTTTATGAAGAAGATGTTTCCAAATTATGAGGATAACATTATCAGTGATTCCAATATGAAATCTATTTTTGATGTTCTTACAAATGCGAACGGAGATGGATATAAAAATGTAAATATTATTGTTGGTTCTGACCGTCAAGCAGAATTTGAAAATCTTGCTAATAAGTATAATGGAAATCTCTATAACTTTGATATGATTGATGTGATTTCAGCAGGAGTTAGAGATGCTGATGCTGATGGTGTAGAAGGAATGTCCGCGTCTAAAATGAGAAAGGCAGTTATAGACGATGATTTTAAGTCATTTCGTAGAGGAACTCCAAAGAAACTTAATGATACTGATGCCCAGGCACTTTTTAATGCTGTTCGTCAAGGAATGGGAGTAAAGAAAAAGAAAAAAGAAGTTGTTGAGTTATGGCAGATTGCTCCAAAGTATGACCAACAAACTCTTCGTGAAAACTATGTAAAGGGTAATATTTTTAGAATTGGAGATATTATAGAAAATTTAAATACAGGTCTTGTTGGTAAAATTACTCGTAGAGGCACTAATCATTTGATTTGTCTTACAAAAGAAGAGTATATGTTTAAGTCTTGGATAAAGGATGTAATGGAATATACTGAAACTAAAATGGATAAAAAGGAAAGACTTCCTGGAAAACCAAATACTCTTGTCGGAACCTCTGGTTATTTTAAGTATGCTGTGGATATGACTCCTGGATTTGAGAAGGGTGATAAGACAAATCTACAACAAGGAGCAAAACCATATAAAGGTTACAGTAATATAAAAGAATTCATAAATAAATATAGGAAAATAAAAGAAAGCACTTATTAAAATGTCAATGAATATTCTTAACGATATTTCCAAGGTTTATCTGGACCAGGTTGTTGATGAAGGTAAGGTGGAACTCAAGCAGAGAAACAAAAATGAAATGCAACGCAAGGCAGGAAATCTTGGTCGTGAAGTAGTCTCTACTCCTAACACGAAGAAGAATGCAGTAAAGAGAACTGCTGCAATGGATAGGATGGGTAAATTGGTAAGTACAATTGCTAGTGATGATGAAGATAAAAGATTTAAGAGATTGGGACAATCACCAGCACATAATGAAGAGTTTGTTGATGAAGCAAAGAAAAAACCAATGATAAAGGTTGAGGTTCCCAAGGAAAAACTTGGATATAGAGTTGCTGATATTGGACCTGGTGGAAAAGAGTATAATGTAAAAACTTATGGTTCTATGAACAAAGAAGCATTAGACCCTGTAGGTCAAGAAGATGATGATATTGATAATGATGGCGATACTGATAAATCTGATAAGTATCTTCACAATCGTCGTAAAGTAGTTGGAAAGGCAATCTCAAAGAAAAAAGTAAAAGAAAGTTTCTCAAACTGGAGAGATGACCTTTCTGAATTGATGGAAGTTATTGATACAAAAAAAATACAAGAAAAACCAATAAAAAATAAAGTCGTAATCAATCCAAAACTTGGTGAGGCAATAGAGGAACTTGGTGGAACTCTATTAGAGATGGTGGAAGTTGATGAAATTGATTTTATTATAGAAAGTGCTTATGTAGAACTTCTTGATGAAGGGTATGAGGAAGATGAAATTGAGTACGCACTTGAGTGTGCATTAACAGAGGCAAAGGTAACTTTTGGACACGACACCTCATCAACACCTGAAAAGAAGAAAGAAGGTCTTTTAAGTCTTGCAAGAAAGAAACTTTCTGGTGTTAAGAAAGCAGCATTAAGTGCAGTCGCAAAAGGAGCAAGAGGAGTTGCAAAGGGTGCATTAGGTGTTGCTCGTAAAATAGAGAAGAGTGATAATAAACCAACTACTACACAAAGAAAACCATCAACATATCGTGGTGTTGGTGCTGGAAAAACAGAA